GTCAAGAATGACGGCAGAGCGGGCAATTGAGTTATGTTTCTTCCGTTTCCGTGCCATCTGTGTCCTCCTTTCTCCACTCCTCGATGTATGTCAGCTGTGCCCAGTCATCCATGTACTGGTCTTCCTCGGTGTGGGTTGCCACAAGGACTCCGTAAAGAAATACCAGGATGACAGCGGCGGCCATTAGGATAAATGCTATTATCATTCCGTATCCTCCGTATATGAATCCCACGCCACAACACTTCCTTCCCGGAACACATGCCCCGTTTCGCCCATAAACTCATTGTCACCAATGTAGTAGAGCTGTGCCGGAACTGGGCCGGGGATGCCACGGAGGCGGCAGGCATATATCTCAAAATGCTCTTCATACCACTCCATGACTTCCTGCACCGTGAGGCCGGGGTTTTCGTATTTCCAGTAGTTCTTAGTTACACCGGGCTCAGGCGGCCACTGGTCTTTGTCGGTGTATTTCCAATCAAACTGTACCATCTACTGCCTCCTTCAATGCGTTGCCCTGTGGTGTCGGATGCAGTATCCTCCACTCTGCTTCCAATGCCTCCATCCGGCCCGCCATAAGCAGACGGCCATAATTACCATGACGGTCTGCAAACTGCCCGGCCAAATCAATGACTCGTTTCCAGTAGTCATCCCGGTGGCCGAATTTTGGGAGCGCTTTTTCCCACTGGCTGAACAGAGTATTAGCTTCGGCCCGGATGCCGTCCTGATCAGCTGGGTTTCCGTGTATTTCATTCATTCCTATCCTTTCTCTCAGAAGGGCAGCGGTTCTTCGTCTGCATCTCCCATGTTCTCCCAGCCAAGCTCCCATTTCCAACTCATGATTTCCGAAATGCGCTTGCTGGCTTCGTTGTAATACAGGCCGATCCCGTCTTTGCCCCTGTGTGTGCGTCCGTTCAATCTGTTCTTCAGCACTTGTAGCATTCTTGGAGGTGCGTCCCTGTCATCCGTTTCTTCTGGCCTTGCATACCTAAGAGTTACGTCAACGAGGTTGGTAATGTTGGAACTTCCAGCCACATCATCATTACTGAACTGCCCGGAGTATACTTTCCGTGGATGCGCAACCAGAAAGATCAGAACGTTGTAACGCTTTGCCATGAGCGCCAGCTGCTTGACAAATGCTGTTTGCTGTCTGTACTGGTCTTTGCTCATATCGTCTGACATTGCAGTCATGAGATTGTCCAGGAATAACACCCGGCATCCGTACTGCTTAATGACCGTGTCCATTGTTTCCAGCAAAGTCCTGTGTTCGTCTTCCAGAACAGAATCATTGCAGTAGAGATAAAATCTGTCGTTGTACCACCTCTCGATCTTGTTGATGGCGTTGGCATCGACAGCGAAATTTTCCGAACCAAATGCGCTCCTGGTCCCGTTGATGTGGTCGGGCCCTGCGCACTGGAAGTCGAACCATGCTTTGAAGTACCAGTCAACCAATTCGCCGGAATAGAAGAACACGGAATATCTCTGCCTTAATGCTGAGGTTGCGAACTGTGATGCCAGTGTGCTTTTTCCGTCACCTCTTTCGCCTGTCAGCAGGATGAGCTGTCCGAAATAAAATCCTCCAAGCATCTTGTCCAGTGTCGGCAGTGAGGAAGAAATCTTCTCCATGTCAGCCAGGTTGGCTCTTCGCACCTTGCTCAGGCTGATAACCTCCCGGATCGGGGACGGCTCTGCGTTGTTCACAGCGGCCTTGACGGCATCGGGGCCATACTTCTGAAGCAGTTCATTGGCATCCTTACAATCCTTGTAATCCTCCGGGCGAACATGCTTCACGGTTCCAGCAAACCTCTGCTCCATATCTGAGAGGAGTGAAATTTCGCCACGCTCGTAGTCCCCGAAGACTATCAGGGTCTCAAAGGACTGGAGGAAGTCCCAACAGTGAGGAACCCATGTGAAGCCGTTCTTGCCGGTAGGGACTGAAACAGCGTTCTCAAAACCCGCTTCCGTGACGGATAAACTGTCTATCTGTCCTTCCGTCATAATCAGTGTCTTGTTCTGCGGATTGCACTGGGCCATCCCGAACAGGATCGGCATGCAGTCCCGTTCACACCATTCCTTATTGTTGTCTCGGCCCTTCTGGAAGTCCGTCTTGCGGTATTTCACGAACCTCAAGATTCCATCCGCATCCTCAAACGGAAATACCAAGATGTTGTCATGCTCCTTCTGGGTCGTGATCCCATAACGCCTTGTGACTGCTTCGGAAATCCCCCTGCCTTCCATGTAGGCTATGGCAGCCGGTTTTGTCTCAGCTCTTTCTTTCCGATGAATGTTTCTGAAATGAACAAGCCCGTCATAGTAGCTGTCGGCATCCTGTCCCAGGGAAAAGCCGAAATCCTTGTGAAGCGTTATCATGTTGCCGTGTGCGTTGCATGATGCTCGGAGGCACTTGAACTGCCCTGTCTTGAGGTTGATTGAGAAAGAATACTTATCCTTCTCGCTCCTGCAATACGGGCAAACTCTGAATTGCAACTCATCTCCAGATGTCTTTGTTCTTGCTCCCTGTTCTGAAGCAAACCTTATTGCGTCTTCCGACTTAAACTCATATATCCCCATTTATCTCTCCTGCTGCTGCGAATGGATTGTATGCCGAAGGCTCTTCTTCCTTAGCATTACTTAGCATTACTTCAGCATTACTTGTTTGTGCCCCCATAGTGGCCCCAGGAGTGGCCCCCATAGTGGCCCCAGGACTGTCCGATTTTTTGGAAGCCCGCTTCGACTTTTGCTGATAAATACGGTAATTTTCGATGGTGATGAGTGTCCGACGACTATTGCTGTCTTTGCGAATCATGCCGTCCTGTTCCATCACGTTCAAAAACTCGGCAACCTTGTCTCGCTTCCATCCCCATTTCTCAGCCAGCTTTCTGATACTGGTTATGCAGCTCCCCCGTTTAACCATCACGGGCTTGCCATCAAATGGGACTTTTGTATCCTTGTGGTTGGCCATGAGGATCAGATCGACCCAGGCTTGGCCCTTGGAATATGGTTGAATGTTCCAAATCCAATGATCCCGAATCTTTCTGTCCAAATAGATGTATCCCTGTTCGCTCATCCGTAGTCACCCCGCTCAAGCCTTTCTTTCAAATCCCTGTACAGGATTTCTTTGATAAGCCTCCCGGAGTCCTGAGCATTGCAGAAGATAATGTTGGCGTTGTATCGGATCATGAAGGCAGTTAAGGAAGCCAGGAAGGCGTTAACTCCAAATCGGCTCCTGTAGTTGTGCTGGAATAGGTCTCCCCAGCTCCCGTTTTCAATCAGCAGATAAATCCTTGCGTTATTGTCTGCTGCCCTCTGAAACTCCCGCTCAAAGCGGGCCCTGCCGTGGGTGAAGCATCCGGCTAGCTCATCGAGGTTCATTTTCCGTTCGACAACAGCCAGAGGATGCTCCGGGGCCAGTGTGCTCCCGTCCGGGAGTGTGGCCGTCCAAGTGTAGTCACCATATGACAGAGCCCGTCTGATGTACGGAACGCCCATATTCTCATACCGTCTCCGTGCCCTTGGTGTGTTCTGTTCTCTGGTATCAACGATCACAGTCATGGTACGGAGGACGGCTTTTTGCTCGACTGGTGTCAAAAGGGAAGGTCTTCCTCGCCGGAGCCAACAGCGTTAACGAAATCATTCACGGAAGGACCTTTTGCAGGAGCCGTCTTTCCGTCCTCGATCAGATAATCATCCGGGAGTGTATAGTTGCCGGAGCGGATGTTTTCGAGGGAAGTGAAGGAGTTAGGCTCCAGATTGTCATAGACCTTGGAAGGATCATTTTTACCCCGGCTCTGTCTGATTCGGAACAGGCCGCCGAACAGCTTGCCTTTCCACTTCTGTTCATCCCAGTCAAAGTGATAGCCGGAGTTGACATCCTCAAGATGATCGGTGAATGTACGGAGGCGGCGCTTCGTGAGCTCGTCCTTCCTGGAACCGTCTTCCTTCGGAACGTAGAGCACAAAGGAGCCCTTCCAGAATCTGTCTTCGCCTGTCTGATTGCGGTAGTCGTTGGCATAGAAGTCTTTGTAATCACCTTCGGCAATGTCGTAGGAGACCTTGATACCGTCTCCGTTCCAGATCACTTCCGCTCCCATGATCTTGCAGATGTATGCTCCCTTAGGGAGTTTCTGGCTCTGCCCGAATGCTTTTACGTTGTCCCAGTCTTTAGGTTTTCTGATCATAATGGTTCTGTCCTTTCTTAAATTGTTGGTGTCTCGCCGTACTCAAAGCGGGCTTGCTTTGCTGCGTTTATAGCCTTGATATATTCGGGGTATTCGTCCCAGTATCTATCTGATACATAATCAAACGTGGAATCGCCGTCATAATAGCCACACGCCGTACACCGATAGCTCATTTCGTTTTCGAAATACAAAGTTTTGCATTCTCGGCATCTGACTAAATACGTGTCGCAACCCCAAAAATCATATTTCTCTTTTTCAGTCCGTTGGCCTTCATCTGGCTCATTGCCAGCTAAATTAAAAAATCCATCTCCTACGATTACGTTTTTGCCGGTTTGGTTTGCCAGTCTGATTATCTTTTCCATGTCATTTGTTGGAATGGCATTTATGTCCGCTTTGACCTCAAAGAACTGTTTCATCTCTGGAAGGTAGAAGTCGGGGAGATAATAGACTCCGTCACCAAGGTCGTACCCTTCTGGCTCATATTGATATTTGATCCCCGTGGCATCAAAGAACACTGCCCACCTGGCCTCAAGCCTACTTCTGAACCGATAGCCCTTGTAAAAGGTCTCAATAGGTTTAATTTCCGCCATTGTCACCTCCAAGTCCGTAATATTCCCTGATCGCATCATCAACCACCTTCAGATTGTTCGGAATCTCCACGGAATCAAACATTCCTTCCGGGGTCTTTGCGGTGCTGATGCTGTCTCCCTGGGTGTAGAATTTCTGATCTTTGCAGTAGAGAACGATGTCAAAGCAGCCTTCCACGGTCAATTTTTCATCAAGCATCTTTCCGATTGTCTTGACCTTCTCCCGGCCATCCGCATCTGTTTCGGAATGGTGGAGGAAGTAGACTATCTTGTCATCCTCTTCCAGATCGTTGATGAAATGGATGAGGTTGCGGAAGTTCAGAGCAATGTCCGTGAATTTCTGATAGCCGGTCTCCTTCGCCCTGTCGAAAAATTCATCCGCAAGGAGATACTGGCTGTCATCGATCACAATGACTTTGGTCTTGGCCTTCTGAATAATCAGCTGGAGCCAGGAATAACGTGCCGCAGAAATCTGAGCGCTGGTCTTGATGTCGGGGCTGTTTTCAAATTTGGGGATGCGTGTGGTCTTGATCGAGGACTTAAAGGGAAGTCTGCCCTTTTCTACGGAGATGACCCCGATCTTTTCCGGGCAATCGTTGAAGCCCTTGATGGAGTAAGTCTTGCCGGAGCCGGAACGCCCGATGCACAGAACGGGGATTGCCATATCAGTTCACCTCCTCTGCTTCGGGCATCTGGAGCATGATGCTGACTTCATCCCAGACGGTGTGCAGCAGTTCGCCTCCGATGGTCGAAACGAAATCTGTTGCATCTGCAAGGTTATCGAAGGGACCGGCCTTGACGGTGTGGGCCCATGCACCTTCGTCTGCCTGCTGTTTGATTACGACTACATATTTTTTATCCATTGTTCCTACCTTTCCGACCATGTATAATGGTCTTGCGTTAATGTTTTGCCCTTGCAGGTCTCCTATCACCTGTGAGGGCTTTTTTGTGCGATTGAGCGGATTCTCATGCTTCTCATCTGTTCCAAAGCAATTATCTGCGCCCTGTGTTGGTGGAAGTCTTCCAACCACTTGGTATTGTCGGAAACAAAGCGCTGATACCGCTCACAATCCGTATGGCATCCCCCGTGACGGTACTCACAATCCTTACAGGGGGCCGTAGGTTTCCTCATGCCTTGCGGAGGTTGGTGCGGTCTGCCCAATCCCTCCAAGCATGTCTGTAGGCTTTTTCTGCCTGTTCTCTGCGCTTCTTCTCAAGCCTCTCTGCAATGCCGGAAAGCACACAGAGTAGAAAAGCAAAGGTGAGCAGGATGATGCTTCCCAATGTGCCTATCTGAAATAATGTCCAACCAATCACAACTCCACCTCCTTCAGGGGCTTCACGCCTCTTATCTCGCCCATTGGGCCGTATACCGTGATATGCCCGCCTCCTGTTTCGTTGAGGCAGACCATCTCGCATCCTCCGTACTGTCTTGCTATCTCCTTAGCTTGCTGGGCGGCGATGTTGTCATCTTGTGTGGCCCAGTGTGCATCCTTGGAGATGCTGATAAAGTATGTTTTCCGAAGTCCCATCACTTTAAGCCCTTGGATTCCAACTCTTTCATAAGTCTGTCAGTCTCGTTTTTTACCACCGCCAGAGCTTCGCCAAGTGGGTGCGAACCGTCTTTTAATGCATTGGCGATAATTTGCCCATGAACGCATTTAATCGCCTGCGCCATCGTCCCGCAGTAGGCTATAAGCGTGTCTTTGTTGGTGCCTTTGTGGTCAACCTTGTGCGGGCCACGTCTAACGATGTAATTGATACATCCTTTTGCGTTATCCACATCAATGTAGTAATCATCAATAATCTGAATCAACGTTTACCTCCTTTCATAATTCCATGTTGAAGATGTTCAGTTGCCCTTCCAGTTGCCCATTGTCGAGCCACCAGTATTGCGGATTTCTCCATTCGATTCCGAGATAGTCGAGCACTCGGCCCCAGCCGTATTTTTCTCCAGTCTCATCGGTACAGC